GGGAGTAGCGGTTTCTGGGACACAACTTTTGCCCAAATTATGCTCCAAGTGGCTGCGCAGTGATGCGTGGCTGCGCACCGTGGTATTATCGATGCCCGGTGGACTTTCAACGTTGGTTTGAAGTCATATGTATGAAAGCTAATACTCCAGTGATCCATTCAACCCCGAGCTTACGAGCGGAGGGCCAGTTTCGACATTGTGAGGGGCCAGAGCTAGTAGTCGTGTGATTTCATTCCAATTGTGGCTTTTGTCACAGCGTACATGAATCCTCTCGGTGCTTTTCACACCGTTGGACGAACTGGAAGTGCACCGCTCACCATCGCTTGTATTCACGGCGGGTCACCAATTAGCGGAGGGTCGCAAACCCCTCTTGCGATGTGGATAATGACTCACTCATGGGGGTGCTACCTGCGGGAGGCCTTATTGGCGATGCTGACAACCATCAGCTAGTCATTGGCCGTACTAAAAGACCCGTTAGCGATCATCCTGTTCAAGTTGTGAACACTCTGGATAACGTGCACATGGACAATTTAAACAACAAACCCAGCCCAACACGCTCTAACCCTGCAGAAGGGAAATCCAACCCAAAGCCCTCGTCAGCGAGACCCAAGTCAGCCTCTAAGGCTCGATCTCGCAGCCCACACTCACGCCCCAAAGGACGCATGAAATGTAGCTACTGCCGCAGCGCAGAGCACGGATATTCCACGGCCGGTGATTGCCCCGTTGAGAACTATGTTCTCTGGATGCGCAAAGCCAATTCAAAAGCCTGTATATTCTGCCACGCTGCTGATCACAGTATGATCTACCGACACGATTGTCCTCAATACGTTGAGTTGATGGACTTCATCAAGGCACAAGAAGGTTTGCCCGACCTCGAACGAGCTCATTACGGATTAGCATGCAAATTCTGCGTCAATGAGGACCATTTTTTTGGCGCTGAGGTGCCATGTCCCGCTTTCCGTGCAGAGATCGTCAGATTGGACGGCCTAATTGCCGAGGCTGAAGAGAATGCGATAGGCCGTTCCGGCCATCCAATGCCCAAGGATGTTGCCTTTGGGCCCTTCAAACCAGCTGCGCCAGTCGCGGCTCCACAAATTCCACCGGTTCCAAACATAGCCGTCGTTGGTCCTGCCGCCGTTCTTGAGCCCGAAGTCAAGATTAGTGCTGTGCAGAAGGCGCTCAATGCTGCTTCTGACAAGCATGCCATTTCAGACGGTTCTTTATTCATCCACCGCACGCATGCTGAACAAACTCTAGAAGCTGCCACAAGAAATCTCATTGGAAATACATATTTCATCAATGACAATTTCACCCCTCTCAAGGACTTCAATTGGCTTCGCCAAGATGCCGATAAAGAGATAATTGATGAGGTTGCGTTGTTCACTACTTCGCTCTTCATCACCCGAATTGCGATGAATCCGATCTTCAGACTGGCAAAAACCGCTCTGAAGCATAGCAATTCAATTCTCACGGCGCAAGTCAAAACACCACCGCCAGTCATCGTACTGTCGCGCATGGACAACGTCATGCTCGATTCAGTCTCCAAATACGCCGAGGTTCGCCCGATATTTGTGAGATTTTTCGAGCCAGTTCGTCCAATTTTGAAGCGCGCTGCGGCTGTGTTTAAGAGAGAAATCGGTGACTTTGTCTCGAAACACAATCCAATCCCTGTGATTCTGGATGGTGTCGTTAAGAAAATCGATGCTTTCAAATGCTCTCTGCCCGGGCCGATGAAAGAAATCTTCTTCCCGACTCCCACCATCACTGAACGCGTGAGTGATGTGTTCACGTCAATCGACGTGGAGCTTCCCACTCTCCCCGTGCCCTCCGATGATTTCAAAACAGAAGTCTTGGAGGTCATCAAACGCCCTTTCCGCATTTTGCTGTGGACGGTGCGACCAATTTTGATCATATCATGCCTCTATGCGTCTTACCGCATATGGAGGCTTTTCTCCTGGCTTTATGCTTTGCCATACTCACATTCGCATCAAGCGATCATTCGTGAGTACAACGTTCTTCCGGACGTTGTCAGGCCAGTTGATGACATTGATGTCAGAGCGGACATTTCAAGTCTTGCCGAAATCCGCCACGCCGACGCTGCTTCCATGCGTGTTGTCGTTTCGACACATCAGATCGTAATGTCGACTGATCTCCGTGGAGTTGAGTTCTACAAAAAGATGTTCTCAGAATGTCTTAAGGACATGACCAATCATTTTCTCGCACGCCACAGGCTCCGGTTCGCTGGCGCCTGTGTCTGCGCACAATATGATTTGACTTGCAATTGCAATGAGCTCTTTCAAAGTCATGTCGGTGCCACCCATGTGGCCGAACCTGCTATTATCAGCATGGAACTCCTCTCACAGATTCTTGCGAGTAAGAATCATGATCCAACCAAGACATATTCGCAGATGTTCGAATCTTTCAAGATTCTTGCTGGACGCATCCACTCCGTCAATCTGAGTAGATACCAGAACATCGACGATGTTACAATCGTCTCAACGTCCATGTTGGCAGCCGTTGTGGCCCAACATCATGCTCGACGTAGTCGGCGTCAGTTCCAGATGCCCGACATGTCTGAGCCGGCTCTTAAATGATGCCGCGGGCCTCAGCGGTCATTGTATTGTTATGGGTATCGTTACGGGGAGGTCCCACTCGCAGAAGTAAAACCAGTCCTTGATTCTGTCAAGATTAGGTATACTGCTGCAGTTCAGGATCTCTCCAGACGCCCACCAATGCAAGTTTCACTTGGTTGTCATGTAGAAGGAATTGCTCAACCTCATGTTGACACTACTGATGCCAAGACCGCTGAGGCCGGAGCGCGCAAGCGCTTCACTCTCACACCTCCCACTTTCGACCCAGAGCGTTTAGGGCGACTAACAGCTTATGTCAGGAAGTGGTGTAAGGACAATCTCGAACAATTGTCGCCCGAAGCTGACACCTCTGTTGAGGCTTGGCTTGAAAAGACCAATTACCCTGAAGCTCGAAAAGCCGAGCTTCTGCAGCGATGGCGCGAAGACTCTGAGACTTTGACTGAACGCGATTTCATAGTAAAGTCATTCATTAAAGATGAAACCTACC